GCGTGAACTTTTTGTCACGATTTTATGGACCCAATGTTTGGTTTGGAGACATAAATTCGATATGTGACGTTCCGCGCCAACTTAAGAAACTCCACCTGACCGTGGCTTTGCCACCACAGGTCACACCCATCCAGAAGCTCAATGAAAAACTGCGAGCTTTTTACCAATCCGATAGTAACACACCCATATTCAAATTGATTTTTAAGCATTACTTTCGAGTTGGCGGAACCATCCAGGATGTCTCACAATACCGCGAAATGGTGAAGTGGGGCTCTGACGTACCTGGCGAGTCTCAATACCCAAATGAAGACTCTGGTTGGATGGAGAGTTATGTTGCGTCGGTGTATGATGTGTCTCTAACTGCTTTGGAAGAATATCTAGAGAAAATGACTTGTCTTGAGGACATGCTGACTATGCCCGCTATTATTATGCGGGCCCCACTTGAACCACACAAGACTGCAGACTATATTACGGATGAAGATGTGGTCAAGACTAAGCAGCTATCGAGCATTACCATACACTCAGGCAGCGAAAATAGCGCTGCGGGAACAAAGAAAACTGATTCACCTAAGGACCAGGTGAAAGGAGCCACTCCAGGAGCTCCACGTCAGCAAAAACGTCGTGATGATAAACGGGCACCCGACGGCAAAACTGACGCAAGACCACGCACTGGTAAGCGTGGCAAAGTTCCGGCTGGAAACCGGAAACCCCCGGCGACAAAAGTCGCTTCAGGGGTAAAATAGGTCCCCTCCTTTGTCTTGGCACAGGCGCGGAGGAACATAGCCAGCTGTGCCAAGACTGGCCTCCGATTGAATATCGTTAATCTTCACAACGCTATGAGTAAGCAAACTGCAAGAACGCCTAAAGCCACTCCTCCAACGCAGAAGAAGCTTGCCACTCCGCAACAACCTCCTGTAAATAATAAACAACGCTCAAGTAACTCTACCTCCACCTCTTCCAAAGCTGCCAAACAGCCTGCCAAAGTGCGGGCAAACCCCGCGAACAAATTGCGCTCTGGGCCCCGATTACCCAATGCGCCGGCCACCAAACCATTAACCCTTAAAATGCCGAAAAATAAGCCGTCTAAAGACGCGATCCAAGAACGCCTCAAGAAGAAGTCTCCATGGTACACTAGCATCTCCAATCCACTTGGTGGTGCCAGTTGCAAAATACCTGATGAGACCGGCGTTGAGACTGGAACGTGCCAAATCGTTGTTCGCGACACTGTTCAGTTGAACAGTTTAGGATTCGCCGGGGCGCGCGTACTTAGTCCGTACGTTAACGCGCAAGTGATTGCTGCTAATCCTCCCGGAAGAAATTATCAGAAGACCACCACATCTTCGAATCCTGGCTCGTCCATCGTTTGGTCCGGACCAACCGGACTCAATGATGGCTCCGCCTTTCCTTTTCCCGGTGTATCAGAACTTATTTCTATTTCAAATGCGCACCGGGTTGTTAGTGCAGCCATGTATATACAACCAGAGACATCGTTAGCCGACAATAGCGGCGAAATTGTCCTCTTCTCTTCCCCTTTCTCCACCATAGACGCGCCCGTTGCGGGAGACTACCTCAACTCCTACAAGGCCGTGTCTGTACCCGTCAATAGCAACGAAGCAGCCATTGTACGTTGGTACCCCGTCGATCGTGAGGATTGGAGCTTCAAAAGCTTCATTCGCACAGACGGCACGACCATGCTCGAACAAGATTCAGCGGACAACGCTTATCCGCCATGGTCTTTTGGCTTTCTAATTTTAGGAGGCAATATTACTGAATCCCCTATATTCCGCTTCACCATTGTGATAAACTATGAGTTTATCCCCTCGTTCAACACTCTAAATGTGTTGGGCACTGGTCCGTCGCCAGTCGACGCCCAAGAGGTTGACCTAGTCGAAGACTGGGTCCAAGACATGCCTGTCGCACAAGCGATTTCTCAGAAGGAGGCAGCAATATCACCTTCTACAGTCAGCCCGCGTCATGAAGACGAGGAGACTGGCTTTGGCATGTTCACCCACATGGTTGGTGAGGCCCTTCCATTCATCCTCCCGCTGCTGGGAATTTGATTTTCTTTTCTTTCTTTTCCTTTCTTTCCGCCCCAATAAACTAATAAAAC